ATAGTTCACAAATTTATCTGCATCATTATAACCTTGGTTCACAAGGTGTTCAATAATTAATGCTATAGTTTCGTTTTTTGTCATCCGTCATTTCCTAACTGATAAAATACCATTCTACCAGAAAATCCTGCACCTGGCAACCTAATACCAAAGTACTCCATTTCACCGCTGTGATACTAAAGTACTCAAATTCACTTGCATATTATCCACAATGCAAGAAATCGACATATTACGAAAGTTTACAGATTGCAAGATATAACCGTTGCGAAGTAATGCCAAAGTAATACGATCCACAATAGTATCTAATACTTTTTGTTCAGTTTCCGTACGGTCACGGTGTAGTTTTTCCGTATTAATGTCCATCAGGTCAGAACAAGAAAAAGGTATTACATAGTAATCTTTTCTTAATTCGTATCGCTTGGAGAAGAAAATAGTATTCATTTTATTCCATTTCAACAAAGTCAACCAAAGTATTACATTCATCCACATTAATGTGAACTAATTTATCATTGTAAACACAAAGTGCTACATTCTCTGGAATCAATACTTCTAAAGCATTATATTCTGGATTGTGTAGTAAAAAGTATTCAATCGGAGAAATTAAGTCAATAGTATTCATTTTGTTCCTTGTTTACTATTGTTTTCAAATTATGCGTCCATTATACCAGAATCCATAGGATTGGCAATATAAGAGAAAAGTCTTACATTATGGCCATGGAGTACTAAAGTTTTCATGTGGATAACTCTGTGCATAAAATGTTAGTAAGTCGCAGGAACTGTGGATATGCTGTGGATAACTTTACCTGATATGTTAATGAGTACTTCCGTGTTACCTCAATATCCAGTATACTGAAAAAGTTATCATATGCAGTAGGAAATACTGTAAAAGTACTAAAAAACAGAATTTTGTGCGGTTTGTAATGCTTTTGTGATACCAGCGCACTATATTTCGCATTATGAAGTAAGAAAAGAGTTTTAGTCTTGGACTGCGATGGCACCTCAAAGCATTACAAAGCGTTTCCCGGTACTACAAAGGTTCTCAGAAGCGCTCTAGTTCGCCATTGAATACTTTTGTTTCAAAATCATAGATAATACATTGTACTTCAGCATCGAAGCCCAATTCACACAAAAGTTTGCATTCCTGTATGAAGGGTTCGTGTCCTAAACCAAAAGTATACAGCATTTCCTCTAGTTCTGCCAATCGTAATGAAATAGCATTCATTTTGCCCATTGTAATACTCCTGTGTTAAAAATGATATTATACACCATTTCACGCAAAATGGCAATATACTGAAAAAGTACTCAAGCGGTGTGATGGAGTATTAAAGTATTAGGCAGCCTCTGCGTCCATCCCAGTCTTGCTTTCGAATAGGTACCATTATACAGGTTCCGCTGTGGTTGGCAATATAAGAAAAAAGTTCTCAGTTGCTCCGCTGGAGTATTCCAAGATATATTTGCCAAAACCTACAGGATCGGTTATACTTTGTCCATCAAATCAAGAAAGCGAGAAAATATGACCGAATTCGAAAAGCAGTGCTACGGTATGTCAGAAGCGGATATCCGTGAGCAGTATATGAATTCCTTGACCGCACGCTATAGCGGTCTGGAAATGGTTGCCATGGGCATCCTCTCCGATGCACAGGAAATGCTGGTGATGGATCGCCGGTATACCATGCAAACGGTTGACCGCTCAGAGGCAGTCCGCCACCAATTGAATATTGCTAAATTCATCCTGTCCGAGATAATGGACAACCGCTTGCGTGCTGAATTGCTGGCGGATGAATTGACTACAGAATAACCACACAGGCGACTGGAAGAAAAAAGTTTACAGTTGCCAAAACCACCAAAATCCACTATACTCCATTCCATCAAATTGAAAAGGAAACGAAAATGTCAAATTACACCTTCCCCTGCGCTTCAGTTAACGGCTTGACCACTGCTCAAAAGCGTGCTGCTATTGCTGCTCTCCGTGCTTCGCTTATTGCTGACCGTGAGCAGGCAGCTGCCACCAAAATCGCCGCTGCTGAAGCCAAGGCCGCTGCAGCCACTGTAAAGCGTGAAGCAGCAATTGCTAAGGCACAGGCTCGCTTGGAGAAGCTGCTTGCAAAATCAGTTGGTGCCGTTGGTGCCAAGGCAGTGAAAGCCAACAAGCGGCCATCCAAGGGCGTGACATATGGTGCCGAAGCCAATGCTCTGGCAGATAAAATCAAGGCAGGCGTTAGCACAATATAAACCATTCGGATGCTGTGAGGAACACAGCAGTCCAAAAGCCGGTGCCAACACCGGCGTCCGGATGTAAGGCAAAGGGATCGGATCCCGGAGGCCACTGGCTGAAAAATTGCCAGTAAATTGAAAACAAAAGTATTCTTTTTAGGAGTTAGTATGAATGTATTCATTTTCGTGGCTGGTTCTTTGGTCGGCGCATATTATAACACCATGGTCCTGACCGTGGCAAGCGCTTGTGCTGGTGCTTGTACCAAGGGAGCCGCATTAATTCTCCAGTTGATTGCTTGAAGAAAAAAGTATTAGGTTGCCATTTTCGGTGGCCGTGATATACTACGTCCATCAAATTAAAAAGGAACAGCGAAATGAACAAGCTCTCAAAAACCTCCAAGCTCGATAATATCCTCAGCTGGTCCCTGCAAGCACTGGAAACCTGTCCTGGTTCCGTTTCAGCTTCTGGTGCTTTGGTTGACGCTTGTTCTGGCTGCTACGCTACCACTGGTTGCTATTCCTTCAAAGGCACCAAGGCAGTCCGTGCTGACAATAAAGCTGCATGGCAGGAAGCCGGCTGGGTTGACACCATGGTGGCTGCTCTCAAAAAGCAAAGCTTCTTCCGTTGGTTTGATTCCGGCGACATGTATAGCCTCTCCTTGGCCGTTAAAATGTACGAGGTTATGGCAGCTACTCCGCATGTAAAGCACTGGTTACCAACCCGCATGTATAAATTCCCTAAATTCAATACCATCCTGGCTCAAATGGAAGCACTGCCTAATGTCATGGTCCGCCGTAGTAGCGATGCTGTGGATGGTACATATACTGCTGGTGTGCATGGTTCAACCATCATCCCTGCTGGTCAACCAATTCCCGCTGGTGTTGTAGCATGTACAGCACCAGAGCATGGCGGCAAGTGCAATGGCTGCCGTGCTTGCTACTCCAAGGATGTCCCTGTGGTGGCATATATTGCTCACGGCCGCAAAATGGCAAAGGTTATAAAATTACAGGTTGTGGCTGCTTAAGGTTTTCGCTTCTCTCCCCCTGAGGCTCGGCTGGATAGGGGAGAGTTTAGGGGCACTGCTCTGGTGGCGGTGCCCCTTTTTTTTGGCTGCTGCTTGGTGGCTGCTGGCCGAGCAGTAGCGGTAAGGGATGGGGGGTCGGTAGGTAAGCGATTAGCTAAAAAAGCTCCACCAGGTCAAACTCTTTTTTCCAATTTTTTATTTTCTGGGGCCTCCCAGTGGAATTCGAATTTTTCTTCCTGTGATTCTAAAATTTTTTTCTCGGAGCTCTCCAGCAAGGACCTCTCAAGGTTCTCTATGATTCTCTGTACGTCACTGTTTCTCATCTTTCGCTCTCTTTTCATAGATACCCTTAACGGTGGCATCTGCACAGACTCCCTCAAGGACTGTGATAGTCCCTTGGTTTGCCTGCTTAACTAGGTCACGCATATGTTGTTTCTGTTTCTCTAGTGATGCAACACATTGTTCTTCCCGTGTGAAATAACCATCAGACTGCATGAATTCGCATTTAGTACCAATACAAATCCACAGAACGGGTATAAAAATTTCTATCATTTTGCGACTCCAAAGTATTTCCGAATCTCTCTACCGATTGCACTTCTAGGATGCTTACAGTTTACATGTTCTTCACAGGTACAACCTTTCACATAATCATCAGAGATATCAACACATTTCTGAATAAGTAACTCAGCAAACTTCTCTATATCTTCCTTAGATTCAACCCAATAGTAACTGTAATCTTTCTGTGATAGAGATAAACCAGCCTGTTCAGCCAATTCTTTAATTCGTTCGTTCATACTGCTTATCCTCATAATATTTGATTGCTTTTCTTATCTCAGGGTTTTCTACTCTACTGGCAGTAAGAAGGTTTAACAGAATGTCATATATATCTTTTCTTTCATACCAAGTACCGATAAAGATACCGTGTGGATTCTCTATACCTCTAATCATATCCGGTCCACTCACATATAGAAAATGATTAACAGACATTTTGTCGGCTGCCCAATTTCGATATTGGTCAATGTTACCTGCAATGATATACTGATACTTCATTTTAAATTCCTAACAAAGATTTATATGAAACCAGATTCTTCTGATTTAAATCCGCAAAATTATACTTTTCATATAATTGATTATACGTTAATTTTAATATATCGTCAAGTTTAATTCCCAAACCCAAAAGAGATATCACTTGAAAGTCTGCGGGTTTGTGTGAGGTAATACTTGAAAGATAATCTGCAATTTTCTCAGCAGAAGCACGTGTCATTCCATTATCGTTATACCATTGACCGTTCTCATCAAACTTGTAACCATAAACTTCTGAATTGATACCGAATTCAGACATGTAACGTTTGCTACCTTTTGGTTCTTTAATCCAGAGAGGGTTGAATGATGTACTATCTACTGGATAGTCTGGTGACCTAACATAGTCTTCAAGTTCTTTGAAGTAATCGTCATTGTCATAAGGTAATCCTATAATTAACCCTGTTCCAATGTTTGCTTTATCTTTCCATTTATCTTTTACCCAAGACAGTCTTTTCTTAACTCTATCAGGGTGAAGACCTTTACCAATAACTCTACCACTCTTTAGATTGAAGGTTTCAATTCCAAAGAAAGCACCAACTAATCCAGCTTCAGCTAATAGGTCTGCTTGGTGTGGAAACCTATCAATCAAATCTAACCGAAGGAAGGCAGCAAACTTAGGTTTGAATGGCAATGATGTAAACAACTTATGGAATGATTCCATTTTGTCATTATCATCGTTGAACGTGTCATCGGTTATGTAGAAAGTATCAACACCTTTTGATTCCCATGTTTCAATTAACTCTTCCCGAATCTCGTCCATATCACGGATGTAAGTCCCCTTGCGTTTACCAATCAGCGGGTAATTACAAAACTTACATTTGAAGATACAGCCTCTCGCAAATTCTAAAGGTAAAGGTTCTTTTGGTAAGATATCAAACTTTGACCAATCAGTTTTTAAATTATCCATCGCAGGTTCTGGATAATCAGAAGATTCAACCAACGTTGATCCATTTATCTTTTTAGAAATAAGAGTATCTGTTTTACCAGCGATGTAGTCAGTCAGAGAAACAATTGAGTTATCTGAATATCCAGAAACATAGTAATCAACCTTCGAGTCAAACTCGGTTTCATCTACACCAGCACCACCATAAACAATCTTGGCGTTTGTTATCTTCTTTATAAAAGCATACAACTCAAGCATTTTGGCATCGTTGGCTTTACCAATCATAAAGGTGGAAGAATATCCAACCCATAAAGTATCAGCGTTGATGTGTTTATAAACTGCATTGATGCACTCGGTCACCGACAACATTTGAAAGTTGTCAATAATCTTAACTGTGTATCCAGCGTTTATTAATGCACTGGCGACCCTGTACGGACCAAGCGTCTTATTAAGAAGTGGTACACGTACAAGATTTGGATAAGTAAATCCAGTGAAAATTACTACCTGAGCCAATTATTGTTCCAATAATGTTCGGCTGTCAATTTCCCAATACAGTTCTACAGACTTACGTGCATAGTCTGAATCAATGTATTGTCCCATTACTTGTTCAGTGTTATCTAGACGGTACACTCGGCCGCCCCAGATACTAGTCTGGTTACCAATCTTGTATACTGCACCGATGATTCTGCCATCTTGGTCATCATAGTAGACCCATTGAGAGAATTCTTTTTCTGTCCATCTTTTCATTACCAGCTACTTTCGTCAACAATGGTTTTCTCTATAATAACAAAATCTCCGTTGATAACGGTCGGTAAGGAGACTTTGACAATCGAACCGATACCAGATGAACTGTCTACGGTGATAGTGACATAATCGGCTTCCGGATACTTGTCACAAAATGTTTTGATTGCCAGCAGGTCTTCTTGGTGTAATGATAGTTTACTCACTTGGTTTCTCTCCATTATAAAGTTTGATAGTTTCTTTGACTGCTCCGTAGCTTAGGCCGGCCAATATGATAAGTCCCATGGAACCGACAAATAGGTAAAGACAAATCAGAAATATAGTTACCACTTTGCCAATGATGTAAGATAATATCGAAAGTATCTTACCCATTTAGAATCTTGTCGGTGTTCCTATGTCTGCACCAGAACTACTCTCTCCGGCACCCAATACGCAAGCAATTCTAGAATCGTATTCTATTAGTGTCCAACTGCGTTTCTCTTTGTTGACCATAAGTGTTATGTGTGTATTGAAAGTTGTTTTGCCGACCCAAACAGGCTTCTCTCCATAATTGTCTGAGAAATGGTTCATCACAACCTCGGCATTAGAACATTTTAATTCTTTCGTTAGATTAATTATTTCTTGTGCGAATGTGGTAGTAGATATCAGGAGAGCTATGGCGGTGATTGTTTTACGCATTGTGGTTCCTCTAAGTTATTCATTGCTCGGGTATGGAGTTTATCCCATATGTCTGGTTCTCCCCAGAAAAGGAAGACTAGTAGAAGAATAACTATGAGGTCAGTCATTTGCGAGAACCTTTAGGAATTCTTGTGGTAGGCGGACGTTGGAAAGTCCGGAAGCGCTGGAAAACATCGGTGCTATCTGAGAAGGAGTATAACCAGCAAGGCCACAGCCAATAGCAGTAACGTTGAATACCAGATTAGGCATATGTCTAGCAAATTCTATGAATTGATTGACATATACTCTAATGTAAGTTAAGGGCAAGGTTTCGATGTTTTGGTCTTTTGTTGGAATACCATAAGAATCGCCTTGTAGTCCAACACCGACACCATAGATGGCACCGTGATTATCTAGTGCAAACTTTGCAGCACCTGCACCGTGGCGGCCGGCCAGGTTTGAACCAAAGACAAAGATTTCTCTTAGAGGTGTCGGTGTTCGGCCAACACAGAGGTCACAGTCTGGATCATCACAGATATCTTCCAACCATTCGTTGGTTTGTTCATCGTAATAAGCGTCAAATTGTTCCGAATATTTCTGGTTCATAATACTTTAACATCCTTACACAATATTCAAATTGCTTGGGTTCATGGTCGGGATCCGGTAAGTTATCACCGTGTTTCTCTTTCAGGCGTTCGTATATGGCCAAAGCCTTTTCGTCTGTCATTCTGCAAAGTGTCTGTTAACAAGTACTTCCAAGATTTCCATAACTTGTTCTGCGGTCAATGAATTGTCCTCAGCCAATCTATCTTCCAACGGAATGATATGCCAAGTCCAACCAGTATCATCATCAATGAATTCATGCCATGCATACAAACATAATTCTTCATCCGGACGGTGTTGTACCATATTACCAAATGTAAAAGAATAGGTGTCATGTTCAGGGAAAACAAAGCCACGTTTTGCAGAATTTTTATGAATATAGATTGCATATGATTCCATGTTGGTGTTGCCATGTTCTACATATTCATACTCACCATCTTCGTTCTGAGTTTCTAAATCACCATAGCCATCAAATGCAACTTTAATCTCTGAAATAGGTGATAGGTCTTCACCGATATCCAGTGTTCCGTCCCATTGTGAATTCTTAAGTATTTTAATTAAGTATTCTTCGAATTTTTTGTAATCGTATTCCATTTATACCTCTTTGTAAATATTAGACCAGATTTTCAGTTTCTCTTTTTTGGCCTGTCTGGCTGCGTTGATATTACTATCAGAAACAATACACTTCTCTACCATAATATCAATCATAGCCAGAAGGTCACCAACTTCTTCTTCTAAACTTTGCATGTTACTTTTATTTGTAACAGGATGTACAGAATCAAAACCGAAACGGAAAATCTTTGAGATTGCCTGTGTCACTTCGGCACATTCTTCCTGTGTGATACAGAAAATCTCTTTGGTCTTTTTATCCATTAATAACCTCATTCAAGAGAATTTGGTTGCCATCGGAACCTTGACACCAAGATTCGGCAAAATCTTCCGCTTCACTCTCGGTACGAATTGTGGTTCTTTGCACCACACGGTTCTCAACATACAAAGCAACTTCCCATACATCGAATCGGGAATCCCAACTTCTTTTCAATCTGGTCACAGTAGCCTTTCTGCCTGTGCCATAATATTCTGAGTAAATTTCCATCATAACTCCTTATGCAATTAATCCAATAAAACGATTGAGTACAACACGGCTATTGTGTTTGCCACTATTGTACTTCGTAAATGCAGAGGCAATACCCCTGAAGGTTGAGTTTTCTTTAACTTCAAATGTAGAATCCTCATCGGTATCTAGGCCACTTGACCGCAAGATATAATATTCATCATATCCGGTATTTTCCAATATAGCGAACTTGGATTTCCTAAAGTTATCTTTTATTTCTTCGTGATTCATTTGTTTTGGAAACCATTCATAAACTTTACGATTGAAGTCTCTACCATTAATTACATAGAAACCAATAACGTTGGAACCAGTTCTTGCTTTCAACAAACGAATCAATGCATTTGTCTGTGCGCTATGACCACTTCTATTATCAATCTTCTGTTCATGCTTGGTAACAGGATCACGCATAACCAATCGTTCACATTTCATTTGAACATCGGTCAGTCCGTAATAAGGATCTTTTTGATAATAACGATTCGTATTATTACTTTCACCATCAGTTAAAAAGATTGTATTGACAATTTGTAATTTGTTTTTCTTCTGAAACTCAGGAACAATAGTCATTGCATGAACGATTGCTTGGTTCAAAGGTGTACCTTGCATATGCATCCAGTACGGAAAAGAAATGCGTACATTACTTAGACCAGCCATACACACCAATGAAGAACACGCATATGTGAATTCAGAACTAGTCATTCTGGATGATAGTAAATTCATACAACCATATGGTTTGAAATACATATCATTTTCTTTTGGTACTTGTTTTGTCATGTTTTCTTTATCTGTATCTTCGACAAAAGCATATACATCATATGGTATATTCATTTTCTTACAGAACAATACCAAGTTGATTAGTTGTTTCATTGTATTACCAATGTGGTCAGTCATAGAACCAGACCAATCAAGAAACATAACAAGACCGTGAGATTTGCCACCAGGAACAACTGTAATTTTCTTAAAGATATCTTCACTGAATTCGTAAGAGTAAATTTTACTCATGTTCAACTCACCAGTCTTGGCTGTTGATGCACGTTTCAATTGGTCAGCATTCTTACGCATTTCAAATTCTTTGACAAGATAAGAAACGACCTTATTACTCTCATTACGAATTTTCAAAAAGGTTTCTGTTGAAGAAATATGGTTATCTTCTTTGTATCTTTTCCAAATTTCTTTGTGGTCAACAACTTTTTTTGGATCGAAATGTGGAACATTTGCATAGATGATACTGTTCACACTATTATCAAATAGCAACCTTTCGTTCTCTTTGTATGCAGCATCGGTGAAAGAACGAATTTCATCTTCCAGTTTTGCTTGTTTGTCATCTTCTTCAGATTCGAATTCATCACTATCAGATTGTTTGTTGGATTCAACATCTTGTTCTTCTACTTCTTCACCATCATCTTCAAAAGATTGTTCTTGTGAATTACCTTGGTCATCAAAGTCAACTTCTTCATATTCTTCTTCGCCTTCACCATCACCACTTTCACCTTCTTCAGCTTTGGTTTTGGCACGCTTCTGTTTTTGTTCTTCTAATTGACGTTTCATGTATTCGACAATCTTCTTCGATACATCAATAACATCATCATAAGTTTCGGTGGTTTCAACTTCATTCAATAAACCACGTTCCTCATCATTAAATTGAATACGTAGTGCTGCGCCACCTTTGCAGTGCAGGTTGATGCGGTCAATAAAATTCATCTTATTGATATCAGTACCTTTGATACCAAAGAAATCTCTGTCCATAAGCTCACCATAAGCTTTGACAAAAGAGTTTTTAAGACCTGGATATTTGTATTTGATTTTACGTTCAATGCGAGAATCTTCAACTACGTTGGCCACATCTCTGTTAATCTTTAGTTCTTTGGCTTTCAACATACCTTCCATTGGTGTGTAGAGAGCATGGCCAACTTCATGACCCGTAAACAAGTCATAAAGAGCACTGGAGATATTTTTGTCCAAAACCGGAAGTGTCAAAATCCGATTTTTAACGTCAAAAGATGCTGTTTGTACCGGACGTTGTTCAACAACAAGGTTCTCGGTCGCCATTAGTTTAGCCAACAGTGATTTTGATTCAATTAATTCCATTATTTTTTCTCTGTCATTACAATAACATTACCAGTGGGCGTTTCTTCTACTCGCAAATTCAATACTGTGCCTTCTTTCCAACCAACATCAGCAAGAAATTCTTCGGTAAACTGTATGATTGCATCACCCGAACCATCTTCGGCATCCAAAACGTCAAACACATAGCTTTTACTCATAGTATTCTTTCATTTTTCTATACCAATCTTGGTCATTTTCATGTCCTGTGAGTGCGGCCCATCTACGAACAGCTTCATCCAACTCTTTCCATTCAATCGGTGCTTGCGGTTCTTGTTTTGGCTCAGTATTTTGCGACATTTTAATCTCCTAGAGCAGCAATTTGCGACAAAATCGCCTTTTTCTCATCTTTACGATTGTATTTTACGACATTTTTGTGTGCCTGCACCGGTTTGATTGGTGTACGACATACAGGACGTTGTAATTTTACAACAAAACTCATTTTCTTACTCATTTTAGCGCCTCATTTTTGAAATATCTACAGCTTCTTCGCTGTTAAACACAGGAACAGCGTTGGATTTGTGCATTGTTGCAATTCCCATCACTTTAGTGCCCGTATAAACCTTCGGTGCTGCCTTAGTAGCGACACCATTACCGGTATTTAATGACGGATGCCGCACAGTTTCACGACCGGCAGGCACCGACAACTTGTACGTCAGTTGATTGCTTGTGGATTTGATAGGTTTTGACGTTTGGTGTGATTTTAACCAAGCATCATATTGTTCACGCACGGCTTTTGGTCCTAGTTTTTTCTTGGACTTTGCTGGTCGAACATAAATCATCATAAAAAATCTCCTGAACAATGGTTGTATTATACACCATCCATCAAAGAGTGTCAATAGTTGTGTTGTTAATCTACAACATCAATAGTATTTAAATTTTTGGGATTTTTGATTATAACGTTGATGAGATTCGAAGGATTCATACTCATCGTAATACTTTTGTTTTCGCTGTTGTTTTTGACGTTTTTTATTTTTATTTTCTTCACGAAAATATTCCTCATCGTCATAGTCTCGCTCACCACGAAACTTTCCAGAAAATTTTGACACTTTAATTAAACTCCTTGATTGATAACTTCAAATGTTGTGAAAGTAATGCCACGAATACGGGCTTCTGGCATATTTTGCATGTTCGTTTCCGAAACATAGATTATATTGGATGCGGGATAACATAGTTTTACGAGTTTTAGTAAATTACAGGACGTTCCATCAAAATCATTAAAAGTAAACACTTCATCGACAAAAGGAAAACTCTCGACAAATTCTTTTCTTTGTTCAAATGTATTTTTTGCGCCACTTCGACATAATTCCATGTAGGAGTCGGAGTGTACACCAACAACGAGCCAATCACATTTGGATTTGCAAGTTTTTAATAATTTAAAATCATTATAAGTTATAAAATCAAATTCACCAGATACAACAATGATGTTTTCTTTTTTTGTCATGGCAACATGTCTGGAAATGCCTCTTTTACAAATTTATAGTCCAACCCTTTTACTCCCAAATCTTTGTTAAAGATTCCCAATAAAACTTCTGCTTCCCGTGGTTCAATTGATTCTAACATTTGAATTAACAATTCATTTTTACGGTGTTCGCTCAATTTTTCTGCTGTTGGATCACCAACTCTGAACATATACAGCCTGCGTATCTGTCCGTTAATACTGTCGTGTGTAATACCAGGTAACATATCGGTTGGTATACGATAATTTTCTGGCAACTCTTTTACTGTCCATTGTATGTTTGGATGATATGCTAATTTTAGTACATCGACCAATGTTTGTGAAAGATTCTTGGCAATTACATCCATTCTTTCTTTTTTGTTTTTAGCCATTTCAAAGTCATCAAATACTTCATACAAAGCTTTCATTAAAATTCCCCAATAACATCTATTAAACTTTTCAGTTTGTTTGCAATCAAATAATCCAGTATTTTACCCTTAGGTGCTGGTTTGGTTTCTTCATAAGTATTTATAATTTTGGTTTGTATCTCACCTGGTATGTTTCTCAGGTCAATCAATGTTTGGTTACGTGAAAAACCAATACGTGCATTTTCATCATCATAATCACCATAGTTTTGTGACATGAATTTAGTGAGTTTGGCTTCGGTCATCACCTTTTGACGAATCTCACGCACAAAGGTGTCACTTGGTGAAAGAATGTTTGGAATGCCATCACCTTTATCACCATGAATGATTTTTTCTTTCAATTCATCCATTGGATTCTTAGAAATGAGGAATTTCTTTTGTGCAGGATTGTATTGCTTAACGGTGAAGTCACTTCTACCATTATACATCTGCAATTGCAAGAAATCTCCATCACTTGAAATGATTAGGATGTTTTCATGCATGATATGTCGTGGTACAAGTGTGCCAATAATGTCATCAGCTTCTGCACCTTCAACATCAATAACTTTGTATGGGAAATTATCTCTGAGCTCTTGCTTAAACTTGGAAAGCATGTCAAAGATTAGATGCCAGTCAAGGTCAGATTTTTCTCTTGACTTTTTACGGCCGGCCTTGTAGAAAGGAAAGAATTCCTTGCGCCAATATTTACGGTTGTCAGCACACAATACAACTTCACCATATTCTTCACGGAAGTTTTTTAGGTGAGTCCTGAGAATGTTCAGAACCATGTGTCTGATGAGACCTTCTTCTAATTTAACGCCTTTTTGACTGGCAATCTGTGCCATCAGTCCGGCCAATAATACCTGGTTAAGGTCAACGAGAATCATAATAACTTTCAGTTTAAGATAC